CCAAAATATTGTAGTGCCACCTGATTGGCATCATTACCGGGTTTTCTAGCAGGTACTTTACAATATACAGCGAACTCGTGATTACCTTTGCTGATAGGTACCTGAATGAACATCTGAGTTGTATGAAACTGTGGAAAGATTTCTGATGTTCTACCTACTTCAACACCATCCACTTCAATCTTAAACTGTCTAGATCTTCTTGCAACTTCTGTTGTTACGCCTCTTTTATAGTAGTGATAATACTTTGGCACATAACTGTTGATGTGGAAGCGAATGATTGCCATACCTTCATCACATTCTAATGTTGATGTCTCGCCTATTTGAAACCAGAAACCACCACCTTCGATCGGTTCTTCTTCATATCGTAAACCTCGAATACTGTTGCCTCTTGGATTTACTGTACCACCTGTGTAGTTTCCATCTGCTGATGTACCATAGTCGTCTTTTGCATTGATATTACCTTGCAAAACAAAACGTCCAACTGACTTATCTTCAAAGTCGTCGAATGTAATACTGTTTACGGGTAAGTTATCACGATCCAAACCACCATTGATGATTGATGTGTATTGACTGTAGTTCTTGTCATATTCTCTTGCATTGACCAACATAGATCCTGTAATGCTATTGTATCGCCATCTATATGCCATTATGGTGCTCTCCCTTTTATTGTTTCTGTACCTTTGACAGTGTACTCTACTGCATATCCCATAACATACATTGCATCGATTGCTTCTATTTCAAATGCTATTGATGATGCTGCCTTTACATCTACAGGATATCTTATTTCTGTCAAAAGTTTATCTTGCCACTTGGCTGTTCCCCATACTGCTAATGCATCTTCTTGACCTTCTTCAACCGGTTCATATACTGGTTGGAAGTTATGATCTGCTCTTTGCATTACTGCTGTATTTGTTTCGAAACCTTCATTCCAATCTCTGTCTTTGTATGCTTTCACCTGAGGTGATTGTTGTCCAGATGTAAGGCAGTAAAGGTAAAGATACTTGATCTGTTTCTTTATGAAAGGTTGTCCAAAATCTAACCACTGTGTTCTGATCTTTGATGCACTAGCAGGTTGATCTGGAAATGTTGCACCTTCTCCACTACCTAGTTGTATTGTACCGTATCTTCTGTTTCTACTCAAAACAAAAATACCACGCATAATAGCGTTGGTGTCTTCTGGATCTCTGTATCTACCAAATATACAGTTTGCATCACGATCTGTTGTGATACAGTTGATACCAAAATCTTTGTTGTTTCTGATAGAGAAAGAGTTGCTATCAATGTGATATATCAAACCGTGTGTAAGTTGATTACCATCGTCAAGAGGTACATAAAAATGCACTTCTCTCCACTGTGATGTGTACAATCCAACAGCGTGTGGTAAACCATCTAACGATATTCTTTCAACATATTGCTGTATTGGATCACTAAGTTTTTGTATGTTTAGGTTTGATCCACCATCCAAACCACCACTGATTGCATAGATACCGTCTTGTCCTAAAAACATAATCCCCACAGTTGGCACGTTGATGATACAGTGGTGTGATTTAGTGCCGATGCCGGTTATAAAGGGGACGAGTTCAAAGCCGTTCAGAGCGTCACCTCGTACAAGGTCGATTGCTTGTTCTCTGAAGATGAGAAGTGAGTTGTAGTACACTTCCATTCCTGTTATGTCACCACCTTCTCGAGTACCCACCTCAAAAAAGTTTGTATCTTTGAAAGTATCTGGTTGATTTGGTTGCGAATAATATAATCTACTTCCATCAGCAATACCTCCATCGATAAATAAACAGTTCTTGAATGTTGCTGTAAAACGACCACCGGGTGCAGGAAAGATAATACTGTCACTATCATTTGGTGCTGTTGCACCTAGTTGACTGTCTTCTCTGTAATCTACATAGATGTCGTCTGTGTTGTTGTTTACTTGATCTAAGAACTGAAATGTTATGCCACCATTTGTAGTTCTATACAGTTTTCGTGCAACTGTACCTGTTGGGCCGATTGGTATTTCCATAACTGGACAAGCACGATTGGCATATTCGTTTGTACCTTTTGTGATGTCTTTTGTATCCCATCTGATCTTTTGTGTAGGTTCTGAGAGTGGTGACTCCGATCCTGCTTCATTCAGAAAACTAACTCTGTATCTGTATTCATTTGTACCATCAGATCCTGTAGTAAATCCAACACCTTCAAAGAACTGTGATTTGAAAATACTGCCACCTTCTATTTCACTTTGTCCTAACTCAAAGTTTGATGTTGCTTCTACATAGTTAAGTGGTCGTATATCTTGGTCAAAGTTATCTGGTGTTACGACATCTGGTGATCCAGGTCGTCTATCCCAACCAAGTGGATATGTTCTGTCACCACCACGATATTTGATCGGCCCATCAATACCATTGGTAATAATGACATATCGACCATACGGTGTGTAGTTTGTATGTGCTTCTTGTATTGTAGGAACGTGTCGATCTGTTAGTAGTGTTTGTGAAACCTGATTTGCTGCTTGTCCAGCACTTGGCACTAGATATTTGAGTTTACCATTTTGTTCGTACAAAACCCACTGTTGTGCTGAGTTGTGACGTTGATATACATAGATACTGTCAACAGTACTATCGTCGTAAATCTGGCCTACTGCAGAAGAATACGGACGATTTGTCTTATGGAAATATTCCTCGAAACCAAGAAAGTTGTTCCACGTCTTAGTATGGGCGTCGTACGTCCAGTTCTCAATCAGTATTGAAGAGTTATCTGGTGCTGGTATACGCTCATCTATACCAACAAGAGGTTTGATTTCTAGTTTGCCTGGTGTTTTCATTATGCATCCGGTAGTTTCGTAAGTTGTTGATACGGCTTAATACGAAGCGGCCCGGCAATAAAGTTCTCTTTGATGTAGTATGCACTACGCTGTGTCAGATATTTGTTGTCTATCTTGAGTAGTTCTTTTTCTGCCTTCTTCTCATAAAATGATGCCATATCTGGATTGTTATGTTTCATAAATGTATCTGCACAGGTTCTGTAAACCAAGTAGCGATGTGTATCTGCTGGTGTTTTTGGTACATCAAAGTCATCTGCTAGATCGGTTGGCATATAGATATACCTAAACTCTACTGGTGTTATTGCTGCTGCGCGTGGATAGAGACGTACTCTTTGTCTGTATCCTATATTTGTACCTTCTCTTTCATACTTGTAGAAGTCGTCTTCACCATCGATTTGGAGTTGTGTTTGTGGCCAACTCACTTGTGTTTCGTCATCATCAATGATAAAAAACTTAAACTGACCTGCACCAGCACTTGCATTTGGTGATGTCTTTGAATATACAGTACTCAGATCTCTGAAGAAGTTTTCTTCGTGTGTAGTACCCGATGCTTTACCTGTCACAGATTGTAGACGTACATAAAACTTCTTTCTCAATCCTTTGAAACCTTGCTTAGTTGTATCGTTTGTATTGAAGCGTGGTATTGTATTTGATGAAGATATCGTCACTCTTTGTGCATCAGATAACTGACTTTCTACACCACGCCAAACATATGACATCTTAAACTCGTATGTCCCTTGCGGCCAACCGGGTGTGTTTGATGTAGTATCAACATTAAAATCTTTACCAGCACGAGGTACGAACTGATCAATATCTACTGTATGTTCTGGATAACCGTCATACACAATGTATTCTGTTGGTGTACCAGTAAGGTCGAAACGAAGATTTAGTTCTTCATCTCTTCTTCTTGTGAGATTATAAACTTTACCAAGTGCGTTAGTGCCATCTGCTGTTTCCTGAATGTTTCGTATTTGAACACCAAGTATATCGACACAGTCATTTGGTAGTGTAATATATCTTTGCTGTACAGATCCACTGACAACTGATGATGCAGTACCTGCCCAATCTACTTGAGGTGTACTGCTAAGTTTTGAAACATAAAATCTATTGTCACCAAAATCTATCTTGTCGATAATAAACACACCGTTGTTTGATGTTTCATCATCATTGGTCACCTTGATTATAGAACCTTCATTTGTTGTTTTGAAGCGCTGAACAAAACCAGCATCAGTACTGTCTGTTGCATCCAATGTAGCATTTGCTTCGATGTAGTTTCTTATCTCTGAGTTTGAACCTTGTATTGTAGATGTGGTAGGTATCTCACTATCTGGCATTGTATATATGTCAACTGTCTTTTGTGAAAACTCATACGGTCGACTAACAAACCAGTTTCTGTATGTTTCATTGATAAAGCGTGTGATCTCATCTCGGTATGATTGTACATCAGGATCGTAATCCAATATTGATGCGATCATATTTCTCATTTCTTTTAAGTTCATTCGTTTCCTCTTGTTTATTTGAAAAAACCCTGCCCCAGAAGAGGCAGGGCCAACTGTTTTATTTCAAGGAGATCTAAATGAAAATCGTAAGATCATTCACATAGAAAATGCCCTTAACCCTGGGCGTAAGGTATTCAAGTAATGCTTAGAACTTCTTGATCAGAATAACTGTCTTGATAGCAGCAGCCTCAGAAGCAGCAGATGTTTTATCATCAACAGCGATAGCATCAACGCCAGCATCGGTACCTGCAGTATACTTGTAAAAAGTACCTGCAACATCACCAAGCGCTAAGAAATCACCAGATGAAATACCAGCATTACCAGCATTGTTTTTACCATCTACTTTCGCTTCAACGACACCGCTAATGCAAACATCAATCAAGTCACCAGAAGAAGCACCTGCTAAGGCAACTCCAACACAATGACTGTCTGCTGATGCTTTTACGACATTAAGTACTGCATCTCCTGGAGCATCTCCATTAGAGAAAGAGAAAGCAACGACGTCACCTTCAACAATAGTGCCAGCAGCGACAAACTTTTCAACTTGTCGTCTGTTTGAAGTAGCAGAAGAGTATGCGGTACCATCCGAGTCAGTCGACTCTAAGTATTGTAATATATCATTTGTAGCCATAATATCCCCCTATTATTTTGTAAGTAAACCTTGAGCACCAAGATGCTGTACATACAACTGAAGACGAGTGCAAATATTGGCAGCCCTTGAAGCGTATCCTGAGATATGCTCAAAATCTTCCATTTCGAACTGTGCATCGCTGTCGAAAGCAAGTTTGATGTAATCAGTATTTAAGAAATATGCACGAATATCTTGAGAACCGTCAGTGACTGAGTCAAGGAACGGATCGTAGTACATTCTTGCACCGTGGAACATCAATGCCAAACGACCACCATCAAGTTGACTTTCAGCCATAAAGCGTTCGTTAGCAAATAGCAATCCTTTGTAATCCTTGTATGTTTCCGCAGAAGCAATAATAAGGTTAGGAGCGCCTCCACCAGGTGTATATGCCTGACAGTTGATGTAAAGTTCTGTCATATCAGAGATTGACAAAGTACCAGATCGCTTGTACTGGTTCTGGAATGTAGTAAAGGTAGAAGTATCAATACCTCCAACTGTACCAGTTTGAGAACCATAAGCAGCACCAGCAAGAAATCCACCGTTAGCACGTGCTGTAGATGAAGCACGAAGTGTATTTAGATCTGTAAGTACTGTAGAAGAACCAGCGATAAGTTGCTTTTCAACTTCACGTTGAAGCAATCCCATAACTGATTTCATACGTGCTTCAGCAATAGAAACGATTGCCTTCGGCCCTTTGTTTGAAAGTTCTTCTTTTTTAGTGATAACGACAGGCGCCACAAAGTCACACCAGTTGAAAGATGCATTTCTCAACGCGTCTTTAACAGCGAGATTTACGGGTTCATAACCGTTAGAAAGTTGTGTAATGGAACTGTGTTCCGCGAGTATAAGTGGAACATCAAGTTTTTGTCCACCGTCATATGTTTCAACACCGCCACTAGATCGCATTTCTTCGAGAAGAGGGACAGCCTTAAATAAGTTGTCTACTTCTTCATCTAAGAGAATACGCATTGTCGATGATAAAACGTCATTCGATATAGCCATATTGTAATCCTCCGAATAAGAAAGCTATTGTTGTTGATTTATTTGTTTGTTGCATCTATTGCTTTTTAGGGTGTCGGAAACCGATCCTGTTATGTAGCGTGTCCACCTTCTTCGATGCATATCAAGTGGGGCTGTCATAAATAGCACGATTTTTTTCCTATTATCCAAGTTTTTTTGCTTTTTGTCGCTCAAACCACTGATAAAGTTCGAACCCTTTCAATCCTGAAGGAGGTCGATTAGGATTTGCAGATGTACCTTGTCCAATCTTCAATCCAACTTCTCTCATCTTTGCTTTGCGTTCTGCAACTTCGTCACGCAACTGAGCAAGTTCTGAGGATGTTTTCTTTCCTTTGGCAATGTAATATGCATCTTGAAGTGTAAGATTTGTGTTTGATTTTAGAAGATCGGCCACTTCTGTCTTCATATCTTCTAGATCTGGATGTGCAGTTTTGAACTCCTGTAGTTTCATTTGTCGCATCTGCAACTCTTGTTGTTGACGTACAGGTTCAAACATATCTTGCAATCTTCTTGCTACTTCTTGCTCGATACGACTTTCAAAAGATTTGGTATCATACGGATCCAATGCTACGTCTTCTTGACCTGCACGTTCCTTTACCTTTTGAAAAAACTCACCTTCTGTCAATGCTTTCATCTGTGCTTCTAACTCTTTGCGTTGTTGTGCCAACTCTTGAGTTTTTCTAGTATAGTCAGCGCGAAGATTACCAAGTAGAGTTTTTGCATCGTCTGGTAGTGCTTCAACTACTTGCTTGTAGTTTACACCTTTTCCTTCAGATAACTCTATATCTTGCAAATCTTCTAATGCAATATTCTCAGGTTTCTTCATTTGCTCAAACTCTGCTTGACGAAGTGCTTCGCTTTGTCTTACTTCGTTTGTACGACCAAATGCTTTCCGTACCTTGTGGATTGCATTTTCTTTGACCTCACCTATGTTTTCATTGGTTGTGTCAGAAGATGTCTCTGTGTTTAACGTCGACGTTTCTACGGGGGTTTCTGCGTTAGCAGTGGTAGTTTCTACCGTGTTGCTTATTTCACTCATCTTGTTCTCCTATTTTTAGATGTGCTATGTTCAGGCCATTCTAGCGGCCATAAGTTGTTCTAAATCTTCTTCTGTATGTGGTTCATCATCTGACATAATACGTCCATCAGGCATTCTGTGGAAACCTTCAGGTACATCTTCTGATGCCTCATTCACCTCTACTGATACTTCTACGTCACCTTCTGGCATTGGTTTGCGTAAGAAAGCGATGAATGCTCTGTCTTTTGCAGCAGCATCGATCTTACCACGAAGCATCATAATATCTCTATCTGTTTTGAGTTGACCGATATCATACTCATATTCACCCATCTTGGCATCTTCTAGTGCCGCATCAATCATAAAGAGTGCTCGAGTCACATCTTCAGGCATCGGCCCGTCGACATCTTCAGCAACTTCACTAATCATAGGTGCTGCAAAGTGTTTCATCATCTCATTCAAACTACGAATAAGACGGTTGACACTGTCTTTTTTGAAGGATCCAGTGGGTGCAAACTCAGACATTTTTTCTGCCTCAGCCATATCAGCCACCATTGCCATCTGCTCTACTTCTTCTACATTCATTGTATTTTCTCCTATTTGTCTTGCATATCTTTAGATACGAATGTTTTGGCGGCCGCTTCGATTTTATCACCTCCGGCCTTTTTAAGGTTGTCTGACCATTTTTTGCTTGTGTTATCTTTCTCTTTCAGTTTCTCGTACTGTTGATCGAGTGCTTCATCTGCTTGTGCTTGACTAACTGATTTGTATCCGTTTTGTTCTGCCCAAGCGTGCATTGTATTCTTGTTTTTGAAGTATCGACCAAAAGAAGGTGACCAATAACCATTGACATTTGTCACACCGTGTGTATCCATACTGCTGCCTGCGATTGCGAAAACAGTTTCTGACGGTTTCCATACCCTTTCCACAGGATTACCACAACCTTCTACTTGTGTTTCATCTGTATCAGGATTGAACAACATCTTACGACCCCAATAATCTTCGTGTCCACAAGTTAGTTCTGCCAACTTTTCGAATGAACACATTACTTGCCACTCTTGTTGACACTTCTTGCAATGTACTGTATAGAACGCCATTTTAACTTATCCCCCTTGTTCCTGGTAATATTCCTTGTAGATTAGCCGGCCCTTGTGGTGTCGAAACTAATCCTCCTGCTTGCTCAGCAGCATCTGGTGCTACACCTTCTGCGGCTAAGTTTGCTTTGGCTGCTGATACTTGTCTGAGATTATCTTCTGCTGCTGTCACAAAATCTTCTGGTAGATTGAGTGCTCTTACCAACTCTGCTAACAATGTCTTCTGAGGTACACCAAGATTTGCAAGTGTTGGTATCGACTGTATAAACTCACGCTTCTTAACACTTTCTGAAAGCGGTGTTGATGCCTGATCTTGTGCATAGATATGGAAGTTTTCTTCTAAGTTTGCTGGTGTCACTGCTTTTGATTTACCATCGATGAGTATGAGTTGGTTTGCTCCTTCTTCTTCTATGTATAGTGTCACCATATTGAGATATACAGTTGCTAGATGTTCAATCATACTATCACGTTCTCTTGCCAATCTACCTATCTCTGATGATGTATAAGCAGCAAGTGCAGCGGCTTCTGTTGCCGATGTTCTACTACTTTCACCTCTTGTAAATGGTGCCAGTATCGATCCTTTGTCTTTGTCACGTTGTACCTGATTGACATAGAACTCTAGTTCTGGTGGTACCGGATTTTGTGGTACTGCAGTCATAACACCTGCCAAACTTTCCTCATCCACCTCAACAAACAAGCCGTCGATACCTGATGTGATCTGTGCCATTTGTTCTTCGTCTAGTGCACCTTTCTTTACCAGATATTGACGAGATGCTTTTCTAACTGCATTCGCTTGGTATGTTCTAACCATATTGGTTTCGTATATCTGGTCGTATATTCTCCTCATTGCAGAGTACCCATCTACTGGTTTGTCTGGTAGTCGGTTGAAGTAAAGTGGTATGATCGGTGGTATTGGATCATCATTGACATCTCTGAAAGGTACTTCTTCTGCCATCAAAAACTTATTACCTTCTGACCAATCAGGTGACCAGAAGTACATCATACCTGTGTGTAAATCGTAGATCTCGACCATTTCTATGTACTTGTAATGGTCAAAGTTGTAATCACCTATTTCACCATCGCGACCACCGTACTCATCATAATCGCTGTCATAGCGTTCAAAGTACTGCTCTTTGCGGACAGGGTTGTATTTCTTATCACCAAACTTGTGTCGTGCTTCGATTAGTGTCATATAGTAGTGATGACCGATAAACTTCATATCGTCATATCGTCTTGCATCACGATCTAAGATTACTTCCCAAGGTGCCACTGCACAAGTGTCAACCTTTCTGAGGATATCTTTGTTGCCTGTTGGCATCATCTTGATAAATGCCATTGGATAGATCAGTGCCATACGACTAGCATTTTCTATCTGTTCACGTTGATATGCTAAGAAGTCGTTGGCAAGATGTTGTGCCACACGAGCAT